GGAAGTAGAAAATAGAAAATGTGATGATGGACAAGCGTTGAAGTTTCCAAGAAATAATTATCAGGTAGATGGTGTGGAATTAGCTTGTTCTAAAATTCCTAACGGAATAAAGTATGCACAATATGAATTAGCTAGAGCTTTGGCAAATGACACAGATGCAATAACAGGAACTACAGGAAAAGATGGTAATTTTGAAGAAGTAAAATTAGGAGATATTCAAGTTAAATACAATACTGCAAGTCAGGGTACTGGATCTGTAAATAATATTCTTGATGTTTACCCGTGGTTACAAAGTTATCTTGGAGCATATATGCTTGGTGGTGCTGGTAGTTTTCAGATGAGGGTAGTTAGAGGATAATGGCAGGACAGTTAGACTCAGCATTTAAACAGATTGCAAAACAGGTTGTTGCTGATCTTGGATCTTCTTTTGATTCTTCTATTGTTTATACAAGAAAAGCATCGGGAAGTTATAACACAGCTACAGGTGCATATACTACAAGCGATACAACTTACAGTATTAAAGCTCCTGTTGAGTTTGTTATTTCTACTGAAGATGATGGTAGAGAAAGGAGAGAAGCGAAAGTTTATATAACACCTGATTTGATTGGCGATGATCAACCAGATTTTCAAGATGAAGTTACATTAACTTATGCTGGATCTACAAGAGTAGGACAAATAGTTAATATAGATACAAGACAAGGTGGACAGACTTATTTGTTTACTTTATTAGTGAGGTTGTAATGGCAAGACGTAAACCTTTTAGTAGTAAATTAGTAAAAAAAGATAATGAAGATTTATTGACCCGTGATTTAAACGATTTTGTTAGATCGGCATTACTTGAACTATCTGAAGATAAAGGACCTGATTCAATAAGTCCTATTGATACTGGATTTTTTGCTTCAAGTTGGACAGCGAGTACACAAAGACCCAGACCAGATCAACCAAGAGAAAATTATACTCCGTGGAGCACAATAGAACCTTCAATGGAACGTAGGCCAGCAGATGGTTATGTTGTTTCTCCTAGATTTATAAACAATATAAAATTTAACTTTAAAATCTTTTCTAAAGTTTATATAGGTAATAGATCAGAATATGCAGCTAGAGCTTTAGCTTCTCCCAGAAGTAAAGTTGCTAGATATTCTGGAACACTTCAACCACTCGTAAATGCGATATTTACAGATAAAGCTAAAATTGCGATTGGATCTAAACAATTTAAAGGTGGTCAAGGTGGTATTGGACCATTTGCTGATCCAGATAAAGTATTTGTTGATTACACTAATCTATGACTTTAGTTAACACCAGAGCAGCTTTTGAAAAAGCAGTAACAGATGCAGTTGCAGCAGTAGACGCTACTGTTGAAATGATTTATGACAATATGATTTATAAGACTCCTGGTAAGACTAAAAAATATATAATCATGTCAATAGATTTTGCACAGGCTACATCTCAAACACAGGGAGCATCTCAAGATTTTTATTCTGGTGTTATTCAATGTAATGTTTATGTTCCAAGAGGGAAAGGTACTTCTGTATTGTCTACTTTAGGCGAAGCTGTTATTGATGGACTTACTTCTGTTAATGCTTCTGATTATACAGATACCTTTAGTTGTAAACCTAGAGTTTTAGATGTTGTTGGCCCTGCACCTATTGTTTTAGATGACTCTGCACACTTTCTTGGTTTAATAACTTGTCAATTTACTGCCAATGCTTAGTATAATGATAATAGCTATACATTAACATGACTAGAGCAGTTGATCTGTTAAGAAACAAGTTTGGAGTTTCTCAACTTTATAAACATGACATTAAACAAGATGATGAGATTATTCTTACTGTCTATTGGCATCCTTTAACTATTGCCGAAAGAGAATCTATACAAAAGAAAAGCAATACAGATGATTTTAATGATTATGCTTTACAGATGATGATTGAAAAATCATTAGATAAAGATGGTGGAAGACTTTTTCAAGATGGAGATAAAGCATCTTTAAGAAGAGAAATTGAAGCATCTGTTCTTGAAGAAATACAACTTGCGATGGTACAAGCTGGTGCTGATAAGGAGGTAAAACAGGCTAAAGCCGATTTAAAAAGCTAATAGTGATTGGAAATTTATTTATTCGTTAGCAAAACAATTACATAAAACTGTAGCTGAATTATGTGAAACTTTAACTATTGAAGAAATGATAGGGTGGGCTGCTTTTGCAGAACTTGAAAGCGAGGAGTATGAAAAACAAAAAGAACAAGCACAACGATCTAGTGCTTTACGAGGTAAAAAGAGGTAATATAGAGAAAATGTTTTAATTTTTATAGTAAGTGGCTAATTATAATATTGATTTTTTAGTTTCTATAAAAAATACTAATAAACTTGTAGCTTTTAATAAACAATTAGATCAGACAGGAAAAAAAGTAAGAGAAACAGTACAAGGTTTAAGTGAAATAGGTCAAACATCAAAATTTGGAATTGCTAATATAATTGGTTATGGAAATGCTTTAAGAAAAGCACAAACAAACTTTAACGAAGCAGTAAGAGGTGCAAAAGAATTTAAAGCTGTATCAAGAGAGTTAGTTAATGCAGAAAGACAATATAATTCTGAATTACAAAAAAGACAGGCAATATTAGAAAGTATTAGAAAAGGATCAAATTTTGCTCAATTTAGTCGGGGTGCTTCGCAGGTATCAAGCCCTACTGTTTTTGATACTGCTACACAAAAATCAATAGAGAGAAATAGAAGAAATATGAATAAAAGACTTGGTAGAAGTCCTGTGCCTTTTGGTCCTCAACAATTTATTGGTCCAATGCCAATGTTACCAATGCAAGGTCCAATGCTTCCTTCAGAAGCAGCATCTTTAAGGAGAGCAGAAGCAAGGCAGTTACCAAGACAACGTGGTGATTTTGGATTTGGTTCTGCTGGTGATCCTATTGCTAAATCTATTAGACGTAATAAAGAAAAGCAATTTAAAGACTTATTAAAAGAAAAGAAAGCTAATAAAGAAATAAGAGATATGAAAGCTGCACAGTTAAGATTGCAGAGGTCACAAAATAGAGCATTAAGACAAGGTGTACTAGAAACACAAAAATTAGCTAAAACTACTGCTGGTTCTGCTAAATCTGGTCAGGGTGGACCTGGTTTCTTTAGAGGTGGAGCTAGAGGTGCTATTGGTAGTGCAGCGATTGGTGGTGGCTTCCCTCTATTATTTGGTCAAGGTGGTTTAGGAGCACTTGGAGGTGGAGTCGGTGGTGCTCTCGGTGGAGCAATAGGTGGTCAGTTTGGTTTTTCTTTATCTATCGTTGGTACTGTAATAGCTCAACAAATTCAACAAGCTATTGATTTTAGAAAAGAAATTGACAAGATAAATACTGCAATAAAGGAAACAGGTGGAACTTCTACATTTACAGCAAGTCAAATTAATAATCTAGCAAAAGAATTAAAAATGACAAAGGATGAAGTATTAAGTGCTGTTAATGCCTTTGGAGGATTTGATGCAGCACAAAGAACTATCTTGACACAAGTATTTGGAGATCCTTCAACTTTTAAGTTATATGCTTCTATATCTAAGGATGCTAATTCTTTAATATCAGCTATCCAACCTTTAATTGATGCTAATGAAATAAGTATTACACAAGCACAAAAAACTTTAGAGATATTAAATAAAGGAGGACTTACTGAAGCAAAAGTTTATTTAGAAAATTTAAAAGAACAAAAAGAACTTGATTTACAAATACAAAAGATAAATAAAGTAACACTTAAAGATAGACAAAAAGCAGATGCTGTCTTTAAACAGTTTTTCTATCAAGATCAAGATGGCATCGTGCGATCTTTGGGAATATTAGAAAAAATGACAAAGGAAGAACAAAAAAGATATACACAAATGTTTAAGGCAGAATTTTTTAGAGATGAAAGAGTTAAGGCTCTTATAGATGAAAATGAACTTAACAAACAACAAACAAGGGATCTTTTAAAACTTCAAAGAGAAATTACTGAAGAATTAGAGAGGCAAGCAATAATCCAAGCTCCAAAAGATGAATTAAAAAAATTATTAGATCCATTAAGACAGGTTGATGCTTTAAGTAAAAGCATTGGTGCAAGTTTTGCTGAGTCATTTAAAGGCATTGTAAAGGGTTCAATGACAGCACAAGATGCTTTAAGAAATTTATTTATGCGAACAGCAGATTATTTCTTGGATATGGCTGCACAAATTTTAGCTGCACAAATAAGATCAGGTATTTTTGGTTTGTTTAAGAATTTTTTAAACCCAAGCCCAAGTTTTAAGATTACTGGTGGTCCATCAATAACTACACCATCAGGAACAAATATAGGTAAAGCAGGATTTATGCCATCAAATCCTCCGATTGGACCAAGCGTGGATTTATCAAAACCTGATAATTACAATCAAACTAGATTTGGTTTTGGAAAGGCAATGGGAGGGCCAGTAACAGGTGGAACCAGCTACATCGTAGGAGAACGTGGTCCAGAATTGTTTAGTCCAGGTGTCGTCTTATATCTGTAGCGGTACAATCTGAATTAGTACAGCAGAAAAGACCTGGAGGTTTACTTGCATAATGGCTACTTTTCCTTCAATTACTCCAACTTACGGACAGCAAAAAAGATCACAGCCAAATACTAGAACAGTTCGTTTTGCTGATGGTTATGAACATAGAATATTGTTTGGATTGGCTCAACATCAGAATCCAAAAACATTTAATTTTACTTTTGAAGTATCAGAAACAGATGCAGATACTATAGAAACATTTTTAGATGCAAGAGCAAATGATAGTGCCAGTTTTGATTTTCAACCACCAGGAGAATCTAGTACATCTAAATTTGTATGCGAAACATGGAGTAAATCAATTCCATATTT